ACATTAAAGATGGAAATCGTGTTGACTGGGGTGGTGAAAGGATGGGCAATCTTGAAGGACAAATAAGTGAAAGTGTTATTGACAATGTGATGGGTGGTACATTAGGAGGAGAAGGAAAAGATACTGGAAAAGGATTTTTTGGTAGTATAGGTGATGTAACAGGATCAATTCAAGAAGCAATAACAGAAAAAAGATTTAGAAGAAGAACACAACTAGGTCTAGTAGCTGCTGCAGGCAAAACACTAGGTCTTAACGTAGATGTTGATCAAGCTCTCAACAGAAAATTTGGTGTTGTAAAGAACCCAAATCTTGAGTTATTATTCACTGGCCCACAACTGAGAGATTTTACTTTTATGTTCAGATTCAGTCCACGTAGTTCAGATGAATCTGCAAAAGTTCGTATGATAATAAGAACTTTAAAACAACATATGGCAACCAAGAAAAATCCAAAAAGAGGCGCTAAAGGCGAATCTACGGGAAATTGGTTACTAGGAACACCAGATGTATTTAAACTTAGATATATAAAGGCCAAGACGCAACAAGATATCAAAGGTTTAAATAAATTTAAAACATGTGCTTTGAAAAGTATTAATGTAGATTATACAGGTGGTCTTGGTAGATTTGCTGCATACGATGAAGACAGTCAACCAATAACAACCTTTGTAACATTAACCTTTGGAGAATTAGTTCCTCTATATGATCAAGATTACATGGAATTCGATTCTCACGACGATGTAGGTCTCTAAATGTCTAATTATTTCCGAAAATTACCAAATTTAGATTATCCAACTCTACTTAAAACTAAGCAGAGTAATAATGATTACATAGAAACAAAAAATCTCTTTCGTAGAGTTAAAATACGAGAGGATCTATTTTCCAATTTTGTGGTATTTGATCAATATAAAATTATTGGTGATGAAAGACCAGATAACGTAGCTGAAAAGGTATATGGTGATGATAACTTAGATTGGGTAATATTGATGTCCAACAATATCATTGATGTTAAAAATGAATGGCCTATGACTCAAAGTGATTTAAATACTTATATTAATGAAAAATATACACAAAAAGAATTATCACATATTCATCATTATGAAACTATAGAATTTAGAGACAGAAATAATCAATTATTAGTTCCAGCTGGAAAAGTTGTAGATGAATCATTTAGTATAGAATATTATCTTGGAGAAAGTGGTCTTAGAAATAATGGCCAATTAAAAACAGCATCTCCAATAAGATCAGTAAACAACTATGAAAATGAAGTAGAAATTAATGATAAAAAAAGGACTATTAATGTCATAAAGGAAGATGTGCTTGGATTGTTCTTAAAAGACTTTAATAGGATTATGAAATATGATAAGTCATCACAGTATGTCAACAGAAGACTCAAAAAGACCGAAAATATAAGAATCCATTAAAAAAATCCCCTGGCCGTAAAAAAGCCTGGGGATTTTTTTAGCGCTTTTTTGGAATTAAAAAGCGAAATAATATGGCCTAAGATTCAGCAAGTTGTTGGAAGTAACTTAGTGCATCATCTTCATCCTCATCAGAAGAAGCAGCAACTGCAGCAGGTGTTCTAGTTGGAACACGAGCCTCTTCTACCTCAGCAACAGAACCACGACTGGTATCTTCCTCTTCAAATCTAGGAGCGGCAGGACGTGACTTATTACCTAAGACATACTCAAGACGAGTCTTAAGATCATCATAAGACTTGAACTTATCAGTAGCTACAAGTTCTTGAAGAGAATACTCTTTCTTCCAAAGAGCTTCAAGAGCATCATCATCACCATTTAATAGTGGAGATGGAGAAGCGAACTCAGAACTATCATAGTTCCAGAATCCAGCAACCTTCTTGATCTTAATTTTGAAGTCTGCACCAGCCCAGAAATCAAAAGGATTTACTGGAGTCTCATCTTCAAACTCAGGTTGCATAGCTTCCTGAATCTTATCAAAGATCTTCTTACCAAACTTGTAAAGGAATACCTTACCTTCATTAGAAGGATTAGCAGGATCTTTTACAACATAGATGTTAGTGTAATATGATAACTTACGTTTCTGTTTACGAGCTATTTCTTTATTAGCATCAGAACCAGAGTTCCATAGTTGTGAGTTATGCTCAGAGACAGGATCTTTTGATCCTAAAGTAGTTAGAGAGTTCTCCATGTACCAACCGCCAGGGCCTTGGAATGCATGTGAGTATAACTTTACCCAAGGAATATCTTCCTTATCAGGTGCTGGTAGGAATCTAACTACGGCATAACCGTTACCAGATTTATCAACTTCTGGTTTCCAAAGACGATCATCGCCTCCAGATGTAGTATTCATTTTCTCGACTTCTTTAACCAATTTAGATGTTAAAGAACCAAGTTTAGATTGTTTTTTTAAGTCTGAAAAAGACATAGGATTAAATCGGATTTTTTGAGATTTTGGATGTGTTTAGTATAACAAAAATTTTATCACTTGTCAAGACGATTCTCAACAATTTTACGAAGATAAACAATAGTATCTTGCATCTTCTTAAACAAAATAGCTGGATCACTATCTTGTTGTAAACCAAGCATCTTGGTTGACTCATCAATGTTTTCCTTCATAGCTTTCGCTTCAGGATCATCTGATAAAGATAATCTAGTGTACATGATACGTTGTTTTTCAAGAAGATCTTCAAGATCTTCTATATGTTCATACTGTTCATCAACAGTCATTTCAGGAAATTTCAAAGCACTTTTCATAACATCTTCCTGAAGTTCATTTATTTCAACAAGAGCAGCACGAACTTGGGCACTTTTTAAGAAACTCATAAGATTTTCTCTCTTAGAATTTTTTTATAACGAGGTACATCTATATTTAGGAAGGGCTTATATTTTTTTATCTTCAGGGAAACCGTACTCCAAATAGGATCTGTTAGTTTCTTATCAAAATCTTTTACAAACCCCAATATCATATCAAGAATAATAAAAGTCTCAATAGATATATTTCTCCTCATATATTGTTTAAGAATTTTTGGGTGTTGTCCCTTAGTATGGAAGTGACTGTCAAAATTATCTTTAGTGAAAACATCAGCAATTTCACTTGAAAAAATGTATGTAAGAGATTGATTCCTCTTTTGCCATTCTTTAAAGTTATCTTCTCCACTCTGCATAATTTCTCCTATCCATACTCTAGAAGGATCCTCACTTGAAATAAAATTAGAAATAAAATACTGAGTGATCTCTTCATCAGTTTTCTTTCTACTCATACGTTCAAAGAAATATCTATCCTTCCTCTTATTAAATGCCATAATAGATGCTCTGGACTTACCACCATACTTAAGATAGTCATACTTCTCCTTAGTAAAGTGTTGTTTCATCGCAATATAAGTTTTATAACATTCAAAAGGAGTCACTTTTACCTTAGTTTTTAATGACATTATTATAAAAAGGATTCTTTATTTCAGGGTGAACAAAGTACGATTTAGTATAAGGTTTTCCATCTTCTATACCATGCTCATGAACAGGAATTGAAATTCTAGTCTCAATAAATGTTACTTGATGAGGTGGCATTGGTGGTAAATGATATGCAAATGGCATAATTACAAAGGAAGTTTAGCTCGTGATGTTCTCTTTAAAAAATTTAATTCCGTTGCTTGAGCCTTTATCTTTTCCTTTAATGGTTTACTGATCAGTTTAGATACAGAATCTACTTCTATCTTATTCTCATCACAGTAATGAACTATAGCATCAATATAATTCAGTCCAGTAGTATCCTTTACAAGGTTTTCTATGTCTTGAGTAAATTTAGTTTGACACAGGAACTTCTCCTTCAGTGCCTTGTCTAGGTCTTTATTCATTGGTAAAATTGTTAACAAATTTTTTGATGTACTTAACTAATAGCTTAATATACTCGTCTTTATTCCTTTTGTCAAACACTTTAACTTCTCCCGAAGGAGTAGTCATAATGGTAATTAATTTCTTAACTGGTATGCCAGTTAATTCGTAATACATACATGCGTATGCAGTTTCTTGAACAAAATAATTTTCTAACCAAGCCTCTGGTTTAATTCTCTCTGAAGTCTTAAAATCAATGACTGCAAGTTCTCCATCATACTCTCCAATACAGTCCACACGGCCCGCAATACCAAAAAACTCAGA